CAGGGAAGAGCGGCCGATATCGCAACAGCCGAAGCAGACATGATCTGGAATCAGCTGAAACGACAGGAAGCTATAGATACAATGGCTGCCGAAACCCGCGCAGCGCATTCTGCGCGTCAGGCCAATATAGCAGAACTTAGGGCGACTGGCGACAATGGCGATCTTATTGAGGGGATTTTCAAATCAGCTTCCGGCGTTGAAAGTGCGCTCGGTGACGTAACTTCCGGATCAGGTGGTGGAAAAGCACTCAAAACCACCGGCGAAGTCAAAATTTCCGGCGAGGACATTAAACTATTGATGGATTTGGCAACTATTGACTATCAAGTAACCTATCAGACATTAACGCCGCAGCTGTCTTTGAATATTGACACAATTAGGGAAACAATTGACGTTAATTACGTTGTCGATGAAATAGCGGCAGTGCTTGAAGAGGCCGCGGATTCAAGGGTGGTGCTGGCATGATAGATATCATTATCGAGACAAGCGACGGTGACTATGAATTGCCGATCGCGCCGGAAGAAATTGAAATATCAATACCCGGGAACAACGAAACAGTTAATATCATCGGTACCGGCGAGGTTGTAATTCCACGCAAGCCGGGCCTTGCCACTTTTGTAATCGAAAGTTTTATCGAAGATGATGGCGACGAATTCATTGAATTCATTGAAGACTGGCGGGATTCCGAGCGGACCGGTGAATTCACAGCAAGCGACATTGACATTAACATGGATGTGGTTGTTGATGATTTTAAGCATACCCGTAAGGCAGGAGAAGAGCACAGAGTGTATTATACCTTGTCGTTGTCGGAATACCGCCCTTATGGTGCCAAGATTATCGTCATACAAGCGGTGGAAGAGACTACCAGTGCGACGATTCCGGAAGAGCCGAGAAAAGATAACACCGAATCGGTTCCGCAGACTTACACAGTCAAAAGCGGTGATAATTTATGGGCAATCACAAGGCGGCTGTCTGGGAATGGTGCGAACTGGCCGGAGCTGTATGCTGCGAATAGGGCAGTGGTCGGCAGTAATCCGAACCTTATCTATCCCGGACAGGTCTACGTGATTCCGCAAGGGTGGGTGAATTAATGCAATACACTATTCAATGCCAAAACACATTGACCGGCACGATGTACGATATTACAACCTTGGTGGATTCCGTAACGCACGACACATTTATTAGTGGCCAGCCGGGCAAATGTACGTTTACAGTGCGCGACGATCCGGGCAACCGGCTGCAAATCGTCAATGGCAGCATCATCAAGTTTTCCGTCAATGGCCGTGGCGTATTCTACGGCTATGTATTTTCAATGGAAACATCCAGAGATGGAGATAACAAAATAACAGCCTATGACCAGATTCGATATTTGCAAAACAAGGAAGTCTATGTTACCGAGGGCGTGACTGCCAGCCAGATATTTGAGTTGGTTTGCAGCGAGAACTTCGGCGAATCTGCCGGCCGGAAAACTGATTCGCAATATAAGGTCGTCACGCCATCAGTGTGGATTCCGGAGTACAAAATACATAATGGCACGCTGTACGAGGTCATTCAATACGGCATTGAACAGTCAATCGTTCATGAAGCCGGGAAGTATTATTTTATTCGTGATAATTTCGGCACGCTTGAATTTACAGAACTGGCACAGTGCAAGACAAATTATATCATCGGCGATGGCTCCCTACTGACGGACTACACGTACAAGCTTAGCATTGACAAGGACGTCTATAACCGAATCAAGATAACGCGGACGGACAAGGATATCGGAAGAATTATATCCCACGTATCGCCCTACACGGAATCACAGAAACAATGGGGTGTATTGCAGATGGTTGAAGAAATTGACACGCCCATGACCGTAGAGCAAATGACGGATTTGGCAGCTAAATATCTGAAAAGATACAACAGAGAAGCGCAGACCTTGAAGCTGAATGCGCTTGGGGTGCCGGAACTGATTGCCGGTAGCGGATTTACGCTGTCAATTATTAAGTTGGGCATCAAACAGGACATGTGGATAGTATCCGCATCACACAACTACCAGCAGGGACTTCACACGATGCAGCTGGAAGTATCTATTATGGGAGGCGTATATGGGAATATCAGCTAACAGGTTGGCCGGAGTGGTGACCAAAATAGGCAATGACAGTGCAAGCGTAATACGGTCGGAGATATTTGACGGAACCGTTGCCAGCGTATCACCACTGCAAATACTGATCATGGCATCGGAAAGCCGAGAATTGCCATTACCGGCGGGTGCGCTTGTCCTGTCTCCACTTTGCAAAGCGAAAACAATTACAGTCGCCGGGGAAACCGTTCGGCTGTGGGGCGATCTTGCGGTTGGAGAAAAGGTGACTCTAATGTCATTTAATGCTGGACAACGCTATTTTGTCGAGAGGAGTGTGCTGAAATGATACCGCAGGTAAGCGGAGTTACAATTGACCAGGTTAACGTAGTTCAATACCCGACATTCACATACCGCGTCACTGATAATCAGATTTCCGGCAATGTGGACGGAATTGAAGCGATACAACAGGCAGTATATCATATTCTGTCAACGGAGCGCTATGCGTACCCGATTTACAGTGATAATCGCGGGATTGAGTTTAAAAAATATATCGGCAGGCCGTTCTCTTTTTTGCGCGATACAATACAAAAAACATTGAGAGACGCGCTATTGCAAGATGATCGGATTACAGCGGTTTCGGTCACAAATGTAAGCCGGACATCAAGAGACGGGGCGCTGATTGAATTTAATGTAACAAGCGATAGGGGTACGTTTGGAAGCGAGGTGACGGTAAATGGCATCATTTGACGAAACATTGACGCGGATGCTTGCGAGAGTGTCCACAGCGCGGGACAAAAGGCAGGGATCAATCATATACGACACCCTTGCGCCGGTGGCTGCGGAATTAGCACAGCAGAGCATTGTGGCCACGATTTTTCAAGAGCAGGTGTCAATATTGTCTGCTGTCGGCATCAATTTGGAAAATCTGGCCGCCAACCATGGCATCACGAGGAATCAGGCAACCAGGGCGATCAGAATCGGTGAAATGGCCGATACGGATGGAAATCCCATTGACCTGACCATTGGGAGCCGCTTTTCTGTCCCTGCGCTTTCCGGTGGGCAGATTTTCGTATTAACCGAGAGATTTGAAGTCACCGGCCGCTGTCTTTTGGAATGCGAAACCGCCGGTACTGTCGGAAATACATATCTTGGTCCCGTTTTGCCGCTGTTTACGATTAACAATTTAGGTTCCGCTGCCATCACCGGAACATACACGCCGGGAGAAGATACGGAAACCGACGAGGAATTAAGAAAGCGCATAATTGAGAGAATTAACAATCGTGCATTCGGCGGCAACGTTTCTGATTACAAGCAGTTTACAACAGCCATCCCGGGTGTTGGGGCGGCTAAAATATTTCCGATCTGGGATGGCGGCGGCACGGTGATGGTATCCATTATTGATGCGGAATATAACCCAGCCACGAGCGAATTCATCAACGTTGTGCAGACTGCAATAGACCCTATCCCGAACAGCGGAGAAGGACTTGGAATAGCCCCGATTGGGCATCGGGTGATAGTTGTAACGCCTGACAAATTAAGCATCAATATAACGGCTTCTGTCAATTTACAAACCGGCTACACGATTGGCCAATTACAATCATTGATCGAAGATGCTTTGCTTGAATACATATTGGAAGTGCGAAAACAGTGGTCTGATTCCGATGGCTTATCAATATTTGTCGCACGCATAACATCCGCTATAATCAGCCTGCCGGGAATCAACAATGTCACAAATGTATTAATCAATGGTTCGCCGACGGATTTAAACATTCAGCAATCACCCTTGTCTCAACATTTACCAGTGCTTGAAAGTGTGGTGATTAATTAATGTTAAAAGATTTTTATAACCGCATCTATGACGACAATATAGATATTCAGGAAATCATAAATGCGATTCAGCCAGAAATAGACGCATTATCGGAATCTGTGGAAAATTCATTTCGTGATGCGTTTCCGATTATAGCAACAGAACGAGGTGTCTTGCAATGGGAAAATGCCCTAAGCATAATTTCCGATCCACTAACCGAAACGTTGGATTTCAGGCGAGGCCGGATTATAAACAGGCTAATAAGTGATATCCCGTATACGGAAACAGCATTGAAAAACATCATGAACAACATTATGGGTTTCGGTGGCTGGTCTTATGAATTAAATTACCGCGCTTACACATTAAATATCGCCAGTTTGCGGCATGGAAAAAACTGGGTAAATGAAGTGAAAATAACGCTTGATAAGATTATTCCGGCAAATCTGGTGTATACACTCACTATCAGATACAATCAGCACCAAGCGCTAAGCGATTACACGCATGGGTTTTTAGGGCAATTCACACATCTTGAAATCAGAGAGGAGGACTTGGGATAATGGCGAGCTTTACAGAAAATTACAATTTAATCAAACCAGGACAGGAAGACATTTACAACATTGGCGATTTCAATGACAATGTTGATATCATTGATGCAGAATTGAAAGACAGAGTACTGAGATCCGGCGATATTTCCAATACGCAAATAACGGCATTCGACACAATCACCGAAGAGTTTCCCGTACCAGCAGCGGGCGAAGCGACAAGAACGTTCGCTGGCAAAATTCGAAAATTCATTCAAGATTTTAACAATTTCAAAACTGGCATTCTCACGGTGGGTATGCTGGTTAATAATGCTGTCACTAATAACTCGCAGTTGCCGGTGTCGGCGGCGGTGGCTAAAGTATTGCAGGATCAGGTCACTCAATTAAATAGTGATATAACGGCTAGTGATGCATTAATTAAATTAAAGACAATAGGCATTCAATATGGTAGCCTTACCGTAGAGCGAGCTGCAAATGGAACAACGTCAACAGTATTTGATTTTTCAGATATCTTTTCCAGATTGTTAACTATGATATGCAACGCGAGGACATCTTTTCCCGGAAGCGTCAACGCCAGCCCTCTTACATCTGGGGCATCAGCAACAATATATCTACACAATGGCACAACTGCAACCGGTGAACTCGTAGTATATTATATAGCAGTCGGATTGCTCAAATAATCGCTTAGGGGGTATTAAAATGGAAAAAATCAGAGTTGAAAAAAACGAAAAATTATACAAAATCGAAAGCATTCATCCGCAAACACCAAATGTCATACAGATCGTTTTTGCCGATGAAGTTCCGACGAACTGGGGCGAAATCACACTATACACAGCTGGCGGCGAAGAGGCAACCATTCTAATCGGATATGAAACAATATATCGGAACGATGGCCGAACGATATATCTTAGCAACGACGGCAGCACGTATCAAGTGCCTATCGACACACCACAAGAACCGCCGGAACCATACATACCAACCTTACCAGAACGGCGATTATCTAAGTTACAAGAGATAGCAGCGGCTTGCTCAACAGCTATTGCGGCCGGGTTTGACGTGCAACTATCCGATGGCAGCATAGAACACTACAGCTTGACCGAAACAGACCAAATTAATCTATCCGCAGCAGTGGCAGCGGTACAAGCTGGCGCACAAGTATATCCCTATCACGCAGACGGCACATTATGCAAACTGTACCAAGCGGCAGATATCATAAATATCGGCATGGCCGCGACGGAACACAAACTATATCACACAACGTACTGTAACCACCTCAACGCATGGATTCGCCGCGCTGAATCATTTGCGGAGCTTGACGCTATCAGCTACGGCGTATCCTTGCCGACTGATTTAGCGGATAACATGGCTGCCATTATTGCGGCGGTATCCGGAGGGAACGCATGAAGCAACCGATCAAGTGTTTAACCTTACTGCTTACTGGTGGCGGTCTGTATGTCGTAATAGAATTGCTCTGGCGCGGATACAGCCATTGGACTATGTTTATTTTGGGTGGTATCTGTTTTGTTTGTCTGGGGTTAATCAATGAGATCATACCGTGGGAAATGCCACTCTGGCGGCAGGTGTTGGTTGGAACATGCATCGTAACGGCCTTAGAGTTTCTGACCGGTTGCGTTGTTAACCTGTATTTCGGGTGGGCAATATGGGATTACAGCAATATGGTGGGAAATATTCTCGGTCAAGTGTGTCCGCAATACATGATACTGTGGATGCCGGTATCACTGGTCGGGATAGTGCTTGATGATTGGCTTCGGTATTGGTGGTTCGGGCAGGAGCGGCCGCATTACAAATTGATATGAGCAACAATCCGCCTACGGGTGGTTATTTTATTTCACAAACGAAAGCGAGGAATTAAGAATGAGTAGAGAATGGGTAAAAGCAGCGGGCATGAGAGCATTGAAAACCTTTTGCCAGACCGGCTTGACAATGATTACAGTCGGACAGGCGGTGTCCGATGTTGATTGGCTTGGGATGCTGTCTATTTCGGCAGTAGCGGCGGTGGCTTCCGTGATGACATCGGTAATCACTGGCATGCCGGAAGTGACGGAATAATTGCGATATCGCAACTGCTGATTGGGTCGGGAACGTTCCGGCCCTTTTTGATCGGAGGATTATGTCACAAATATTCATAAAATTAATTGCCGAAGCCGCCCAAACTGACATGAAGATATCTGGCATCCTTGCAAGCGTCACAATCGCGCAGGCGTGCCTAGAATCGGCCTACGGAGCCAGTGAGCTGGCGGCCCGGGCAAATAACCTGTTTGGCATGAAAGCCGTCCTATCCGGCAATACGTGGCTATCAGAGTGGGATGGCAGCACATATATTAAGGAAACCAAGGAGCAGGACACTGCCGGCAATGAATACACGATCACGGCAGTCTTTCGCAAGTATCAATCGCTTGCGCAGTCCATCAAAGATCACAGCGATTACTTGTTGGGAGCCATGAACGGGAATAACTTGCGTTATGCTGGCCTTTCCGGATGCACGGATTACCGAACGGCGGCGCAGATCATCAAGGTCGGCGGCTACGCGACTGACACGGCCTACGTAGATAAGCTATGTGCAGTCATTGAGAGTAACAACCTGACGCAATACGATGGAGGGAAAACAATGAAAATATGTCTGGACGCAGGGCATTATGGCAAATATAATCAGTCACCGGCGGACATCCGGTATTATGAATCGGACATGGCATGGAAGCTGACCGAGTTGCAAAAAAAGTACTTACAGCAACATGGATTTGAGGTCATTACCACGCGCGCCAATCAGACAACTGACAAGGCAACGTATGACCGCGGCGTAGCTTCGAAAGGATGCGATCTATTCATATCCAACCATTCCAATGCCGTAGCAAGCACAGTCAACAACAGTGTTGATTATCCTGCTGCTTATTGCGCTATAAATCACTCTGCGGACGCTGTAGGGCTTCTGCTGGCGCAAGTGGTAGAAAGTGTCATGGGAACAAAACAAGCCGCCAGAATCGAAAATAGAAGCGGCAATAACGGCGATTATTACGGCGTAATCCGCGGAGCCACAGCGGTGGGAACACCGGGGTTAATCCTGGAACATTCGTTTCATACCAACGCAGCCATAACGGCCTGGTTGCTTGATGATAACAATCTTGATCGGCTGGCACAGGCAGAAGCGTCCGCGATAGCAATGCACTACGGCATTACCGCAACAGTGAAATCCGGATGGATCGAGGAGAATGGTGGCTGGCGCTATTACAATGGCGACACGGGCAGTTATGTAGCTAATGATTGGGTGCTTGACGGCGGCAAATGGTATTGGTTCGACGCTGCCGGGATGATGGTGGCAAACGTCTGGTATATGCATAACGGCCACTGGTATTATCTCGGTGCAGACGGGGCTATGCTGAAAGGATTGCAGGATATTGGCGGGAAGTGGCACTATTTGAATGAAAATGGCGAAATGGCAACGGAGCCGGTCACGCTAACACCCGACAAAGACGGCGCATTGCAGTACCCGGGTATTGGATAACCTCTCGAATTCGATAGGTTTGGACATATCAGATAAAATAATATGACGGTGGTGATTAAATGGACACGAATACAATACAGCTAATGTGCACTATTGTTTGCTGCTGTCTTGCTGCTGCTTCCTTTTGGCGAAGCGGTAATACAGACAGTGCAAGAGAAAATGAACGCTGGGGAGCATTCAATAAGGAAATGGAATATGTGCGCAAGGATTTGGATGAAATCAAAAATCTGGTCGGGCAAAATTCCAGAGACACAAAAGATTCTATCAGGCGCGTGCATGACCGTCTGGATGAGCACTTAAGAAAAGAACACAACCAAACCGTGCCTAAGCGCTCTGGTTAACAAGGAGGGATTGTGGATATTAACGAAAGAATTGTGGACGTTGAGGAAAGAGTGGAACATCTCAACTTCGCCACAGAGATATTGCAGGAATTGAAGTCGACAATCAAGCGACTGTGGATAATTTTGATTGTAATATTATCGCTATGGGCTGCCACTATTGGTGGATTTGTCTGGTACATTTCGCAATACGACTATATAGGCTACTCGCAGGATGGAAACGGTTACAACAACGTAAACGTCAACAATGGAGGATCGGTGCAAAATAACAATGGGACAAAAAGTCAAAACGAGACTCAAGAAGAGCGGTAACAAAAAAGGCACGGCGGTTAGAAAAACGAAAAAGAAATAAAATCGAGGATGTCGCTCATGGCATCCCTTTTGATTGGAGCAATTCAATGGCCCAGCAACTCAAAATATGCGATTTTACAATGCCGGAAATTGAGCGGTTCCGCGCGCTATGCAATTTCACATCGGAGGAAATGGAGTTTTTCAACCTTCGGAGCCGGAACAAAAGTATCATAGAGATCACTTTCGCCATGAACATATCCAAATCCAAGGCAGATATTTTGTCTAAAAAAGTAAAATCGAAGATTATAAGAGTTTTATAGAAAGATAGCGGGTTCCAGTTGTCCGGTTCCCGCTATTCGATCTTGGTGATTCTCACACTATCATTACCGCCCTTCTATTCTATGACGGTTAACTGTTGTATAACTTTCCCCTCCCAAATCGTTATATCTATCGATGCAACTTCCAGATTATTGTATATTTCGCTTTTCAAAAGCGGTACAACACTCCAGAAACTGGCCTCTCCGTTTTTGACAACTTTTACCTCGTCAAATTTTGGTAATAATCTCATTATTTCCTTTACCGTCACGCGTTGCTCTTTAGTTGCTTTTAGTTGCCGCTCCAATAATTCTTCCTCCTCCTCGGTTCTGAAAACATTGTCTGATTCGGACTTGCGCCATGACTCCACTTCTTCGAAACGCATATAGTCATGGTTTTCAAAATCCTGATCCGCACCGTCCTTAAATTCTACTTCCGTAATTTCCTCAATTGGATCGTCAGATCCGTCAACTATAACATAATAGCCCTTTTCATCCTTTTTCAAGCAGGATTCAATGGCTTCTTTCAGAGAATCAAATACTCCATATACATCGTCACGCTCCTTGCCGAATGATGCTTCATAACGTCCGATGGCTAAAAATTTTCTCATATTATTATTTCCCTTCTCCCGCCGGAGCGGGTTTCCTCATGCGGTTATCTGCATTTGGCTCATCTTCATCAATCAGCCAAAACTTGCCACTTTTTTCGGCAGTTTTCAGCAGTCTTTTTTGAGCTTTTTGCCGTGCGGTAACATCGCTAATTCCATTTTTCCTTGCCCATTCCGATAACAGTATCTTACTCATATTTCATATTCCTCCAGATTATACATTTCGCACCAGTACGAAATCTCGTAAGGATTAGACCAATCACATTTTTCGTAATCCTCTATAGTGTAGTGCACTTCCCATGCGCGAAGGTAATTGTCTTTCGCTTTGATTTCATCTTTGCATATCGCCCGAGATTCATAATATCTCGGGAAGTTATCTTCGTCATCCCAACCGTCGCATTCATCGTAATAAGGCCATGGTTCTTCTACCAATGCGTAATTCCGGCCTTCCTGCTCAAAGTATCCGTTCTTTTTTAAGTTTTCGAATTTCTCTAATGGAGTTAACATATTTTCCTTCTTTCTCCCTGCATTGCCCGGCAGGGGCGGGACGGTTTATCCTCCATGATTGTCTATATCTTTATCAACAAAAATCATCCCACGGATCAGGTGCGTTGTCTGCCTGATACATTTCGTCCAGCTCTCGAACTATTTCTTTAAATCTTTTGCTTTGCGCCTCTGTGGCATTGCCGAGTCCGGCAAAATAAGCATTTCTAATTTCGTCCACCAATAATCCCTTCTCTGCAAACAATTCCTCTTCTCTTTCTAAACTGTATTTTTTCATGTCTAGATCCCTCCTTTTTATTAATCATTCAGGTACTGCTTAATCAACATCGCCTCGATTGAATCATCAGCTTCGCTTGATTTTAATAAGCACTTAATCAGATCGATTTCCTTTTCTGTCATTTCTTGATTAAATAATTCCTCTGTTAAGTTCGTGTTCTTTAATTCCTTCATCGTCATTTTTGTTCCCTCCGCTCTTTATCTTATAACTTATTATACCATCGATATCGGTGGTATGTCAAGCGGTTTTTGCAAGTATTTCGAAATTTTTTTATTCCCCTGCATAGTATTTTGTTTCAAATTCCGTCCACGATTTAGAGAATTCGTGGTTTTGGAATGCTTCTTTTAATCCCGTAATCTGCTTTAATCGAATCACTTCATCCAATTCCATTCCCAGGTGCGTACAAATTTCTTCATCCGACCATCCCATTTTATACAAATCGGCAACGATTATGCTCATGTCTTTAATCTGATGCGTGCCTCTCGCACGGTTGTGCCTGATAGTTGATGCCATCCGGTTTTTGATATCTTTATCAATGACCGTGCAAGGTACTTCTTTAAGATTAAAATATTCCTTTGCGCATCTGTATCGATGAAAACCATCTACAACAATGTATTCGTCGCTATCCTTGTCGTGGTATACTACAATCGGCTGCGTATACCCATCTTCTTCTATAGAGTGTTTAAGCAACTTCATTTCCGGGCTGGCGACTTTGTTCGGATTGTAATCATTGGCCTTGATCTTTTCAAGTGGGATCATTCTTATATTCATGACTGGAAATTCAATTTTTTTAGGCATTCAAAATTCCCTCCTTATTATCTACCGTTAATTTTCCGGCGATTTCTTTTAAGTGCTTATCGCTTGTATCTTTTCCATAAATGATATTTTTGTATTTTTTCTTTAATTCAAACAACCTTTCCACATCGTTCTTTGTTTGCCCGAAGGACAATCTTTTCATCCAAAAATCATTGCGTTCGATGGCCCTTGCTATCCTGCGCCATGAGGCAACCTTTTTAGCGGATTCCAGTTTCTTATCCTCTTCATCTTTGATTTCCTGTAACGATATCCCTTCTTGTTTCTCATACCAATCAAGAAAAGTCTTTATCTTTCTGTAATAATGATCCCTTAATTCCGGAGCATACAAGCCTAAACTTTCAAGCAAGAAGACGGCATACTGCTCCCACGACATTTCATTCGGTTTTTCTGAATCAATGTTGCCGAGAAGGGACGTGCGACAATATATATTGCCAAAATTCACACCATGTACACGGTTTAAAACCTTTTCCCACGTTTCGGGTTCCAGAGAACGAAACTGATCCAAGCCGTTTTTCTGATCATCGCCGTAAGGTTGGCACAACCTTTGCTCGTGAATCGACAATCCGTTTTTATACATAAGTTCATAGATTTGGTTAAATTTTAAATCAAATTTCGCTACGACCGTCCAATCATCTTCCGTAGCCCAGTCGTATATTGGAAAAAAATTATAAACATTCAATGCGCGTGTCTTTAGCTTCACGCGGGTTGTCCAACCATAATCGCTATATCTTTCTTTAGAATCGCTTATTATGGTCCGGAATCTGTTTAAGCTTTCATTGCTTCTTATGCCTATTCCGGCGGCAGTTAATCCGCCGTAAATATCGTTGAACCATTCCGCAAAATACAATATAAAATCCTCGAACTCCATGCCGCGTTGAAACCAATTCCATTCGTCGGGATAATTATCTTCGTTAATTACGTATTTATTTTGTGGCATCGGGCGAACCCACTTGTGTTCGTCGTTTTTATCCCAGCATATCCATTTGGGCTGGATAACGGATACTGCATTGCGCAGTGATAGTGGCATTGCTATCCAATACCAATTATCCAGCACGTCGGATATTTCTTCTATTAATTCGTCTATGTGCTGTATAGTGGCTGTGTATTGCGCTTCCAGATCGATGTATAACACAGAAAATCTTTTCCCCATCTCCCTGGCCTTCATTGCGGCCAACTGAACCATAATGGAGCTGTCTTTTCCCCCGGAAACAGAGATGTACATGTTGTCAAATTGATTGAAGGTTATTTCAAATCGTTCCATTGCAGCAGTGTAAACATCTTTGTCTGTAAATATTTTAGGCATTTTTTTCCTCCAAATCTGAACAATCAAAAAGATTTACTTTTGATTTCGTTCTTTTTCCATTTCTTTTTCCGTATAGCCATTCTGCAATCTCTTCCTTGTTCGATTCTGCAATTTTGTCCTTAAATTTTTCCAATAAATTCTCTTTATTCCGCAAGCACTCAATTATTTTTTCATCAAGCGTGTTTTCTGCATAGATATCAATGATCTCCACTTCGTGCTGTTGCCCGTATCTGTGTACTCTATCTTCGCTTTGCAGTCTGGTTGCAAGATTCCAGTCGTTGGAATAATTTATGATGCGATGACAAAATTGAAGATTTAAACTAAAACCGGCACAGCTCCGGTTGGCTACGAGAAAAGTTGCGTCATCCTTGAACTTTTGTAAGTTACTAATGCGCTTTTTTAATGGAATTAAACCGTCAAATCTGGTTACGGAGCCGTCGCCATATTTGTCATTCAAGATTTTACATATACTCGTTATCTCCTCTGTGTATTTGCAAAATATTATGGTTTTTTCTTTGCTGTCGATAAAAGATAACAGTTTTTGAATGCGCGGATTATCACAAACGTCTTCAAAAAAAGGTGTTGTTTTTATATGCTCATATCCCTTTTCCCCTTTTTCAAAATATACCCTTTTGCCTGAGATAATGCTTTGCAACCCTGAAAACAACCGGTAAATGGTTTCCGGATTGAATTCGTCCAGATCAAATAATAATTTGTCTGAAATATCGCAATAGTGCCTTGCTTGCGCATCAGTCAGATAAAACCATTCGGAACTGTATTGCTTGTCAGGCAATTGCAAGCATTCATCTTTTTTAACCTGATATATATAAGGTTCAATTTTTTTTGATAAATAATCTACATTCAATGTTCTTATTAGTTTCGTAGGGTTATATTTATCATATTCCAGGTGATTTGCCGCAAATGACCAGTAAGTCTTATATCCCAGTATTCTCCAGTCCAATATATAAAATTGTGAGAATAAATCCGCTTCGTTTTTAGATATTGGCGTTCCATTCAGAATAAGTCTGTAAGGGCATTTTCTGGACAGCCGTGTAATATTTTTCGTCCGATAAGCTGCTGGGTTTTTTACCATTAGGCTTTCGTCAATAATCATAAAGCAATTGTATTGATCTACGACTAACAACAAATAGGAATTGACTCTTATACTCGATGACAGCGTTTCAATGCCGCAAATTATAAAAAATTCCAACATTTCTTTTGGCGCTTGTTTTAATATTTCGTCTTTTATGTTGTTTTTTGCGGAGCACGGGCAGAGCCAAATAATCTTGTTTATTTTATTGCTTTCTAATCTGGCCCGGCAAATTTCCAAGGCCGTGATGGTTTTCCCGGTACCCTGCTCCATAAAAAGGGCACCGACCTTTAATTTTGACAATTTTTCCACAGCTGCTTTTTGATGTGAAAGCAATTCATTTTTTAACATCATATTATCAATCATCCCTTAAATCACTAATAATTGTGCCTGCTGATTCCAATATTTTTTCCAACTTGTCCGTCTCGTCTCGCCCTGTAATTGGTTGAATTTTCATGTTTCTAACAGAATCGATCTCGATCTTATATTGGTTTATAAGATTTTTTGCGGATTCGGTAAATTTAAATCCGTATATTTCAGCAAAATCTTCCACTTCTTCATAATGAGAAACATCCACTAAAACGCTTGGGTTGTCCCATTTTGAAGTAGGAATCTTTCTTGCGTTTTTATATATTTCTTCGGATTCTCCCTTTGGCCAGTTGAGCGCAAGTTTATTCGTTCCTGTGCGCCTGTAAATCCACTTCTTACATTCTGGCTCGTAATTTCCGCACGCAGCATTGTTGCGAACGGCATCGTCCAAAACCGAAATTGCAAACCCGGCATTCAGTAAGTGGCTTCCGAGTTCTGCGGCTCTTTCTTCGGGCGTCCCCGTGGTCTCATTTATCTCTTTTTCCCATTGTCCATTCCAATTGTAACCGAGTTTTTTTACGATAGTCCGGAAAACTTCATTTTTCTCATATAGAGCAATCACTTTATTCTCTTTTATTTTTATTTCAACAAAGCCGGGATAATAGTATTCTTCTGGCTTTATGATGGATTCCGTCCGGATAACAGATTCTATTTCCTTTTCAATAACTTCTTTTTCTTCGGGCATTTCCTTGTAAATGCTCTCGTATAATTTCCGGATACCGAAACTGCCCATGTCTCTATTATCAATATACCAACTTGCCTTTGTTTTATTGGATATGATATATTGAGTTGTTTTTTCTATTTTCCCTGAATCGCCTTTTAATTCGCTTGCCTTTTCCAGAAATTTGATGCGAAGAGCATTCGCCCAGGCTATTTGTTTTTCGGTTCCTGTCAGTTCCGGCAATTCTAATTCTTTTGATTTTTGAATAGCTTCTGCGTTTTCTTTTTCAATTTTCTCTCTTTTTTCCTTTTCGTAACAATCCGGACACAGTCTGGAAAATCTTTGTTCGCGAATCCATTCCCTATTTTTCATAGGCCCAATTATGTTTGTGCGTCCCTCATGTCCGCAGCTATATGTTCCATCATACCAAGCCATAGTAGTACCTCCACTCTCTTTATCTTATGCATTGTTCACCGGACTGGCTGGCTTCATAATATGCCCATCAGCGTCCATAGTTTCGTCAATAGCGCGTTTGATGAATGCATTGGTACTTTCGTCCATCTTAGCGGCATGGGCCTTTACTGCGTCTCTTTCATCCGGCGTCATCCGGACTTTGACCTCGACAAATTTTTCCATATACCGTTTATTTGCTTCCTTGCGCGCCTCTGTGAAGCCCACATAAGTACTTTTCTTTTCTTCTTGCATGTAGCTCCCCTTTCTATAATTAGTGATTAAAACATAATGTCCTGCCTTGCAATACTATTATACCACAATCAAATACATAAGACCATGTACAAATGCAACAAAGATATCGCACATAAGGCCATGTAAATTTGGAGATTATGTCAATATACATACATACTCCCATGTGCTATAATGTAATTACAGTAAAACAGCAAAGCAAACGGAGGAAATAAAGATGAAAAACACGACAATCACCGCGACAAACAACGCAACCTACAAAATTCATACCTTCGAAATATTAAAAGAAGGAACAAGCAAATGCGGCGAAGGGTTTTATCTGGTAAAGGATTTAAAAGCAAGAAAGAACAAGTATCAAATCATAAATCTGGAGCTTGGAGATGAATACTTTCATTCATTTGGTAGTGTTGAAACAGCAGGGAAAGCGGATGAATGGTTTAAGGATTATTCCAAGAGATACGCATAAGCAAGCAGCTGACCTACCGGCTTGACGGGGAGAAAGAAGGAAATATGAGCCGTAATAAATATTTTAAGAAAGCACTTGAATTGTACAACGCTGGTCAAATCAGTGAAGAGGCTTATGACGCAATGATCATGAACGCAGACGTTTTCTGTGATGATGACGAGGAATGCGGCAGCTATGGATTGCCAAGCACTTATGCAGAAATCGAATATGATGATTTTAACACCGCCGAAGCAGTAGATGGTGCACGGTTTGACGATATGAATTATCTTAGGTATACAGAAAGATAGGAGGAAACGACATGAGAAAGGAAAAATCAATATGGTGTTATCTTGACGGAAAGAAGCATTGTGATGTTGTTCAATGGGCGCTGGCTGCAAATGTTATGGTACCAGAAGCAAAGAAACTACTAAAGGAACAATATCCATACATGGAGGTAACTTTTAAAACTCAATAACCAAAACCAAGGCATGGGAAACCGTGCCTTTTCTGTTCGGTCACGCAAATGGCTATCGACAATTTTCTTGCGATCTGGTATGATTGAGAAAAAGAAGGAAAAGGAGAATGTGAGGTATGAAGAAATTTGGAATTATTCTTATATTGGTTTTTATAGTGGGAATGTTTGTGGCTCGCGGTAGAAAATCTGTCTTTAATGACACACCAGCAAAAGAAACGATGCCGGTTTCTAAGGCTGAAAGCACTAACATTAATGATGAATACGCTATCATGAGAACACTTATATCTACCGGCGGGGGAAGTGTGGATAATGCGATATCGATTATTGGCGAACCTGCTACGCAGGATGCTGATAAAATAAGTTACAAAGGGAATGATGGCGGATATATCTTTATTAGCCTTGAAGATGGTTGCGTGTCAAGGATACAGATTATCGGGGCGACGGCCATGACATATGTTTCAGAGGAATGGTTTTGGGAATCTTTAAAAATTACACCCAACGGTAACATGGATATTGTGGCTGATACGGGCGAAGCCTATAGGTGCACAAATGTAACCGATGAAATTTTTGAAATATGGATTATATACAATGAAAGCACGAAGCAGATAACTCAGTTTGATATTAGATTTGTTATATAGAGCATTTCAAAAAGCCAGCAAATTTAATTGCTGGCTTTCATATTATGCGCCTATCTTATTTCACGCTGGTCATCATTACGCTCGCGAATAAGATGAGTAAAAATATAATCATAGGTATTACAACTCTTAATTGTCTCCTCTGTCTGCCCTTAATATTTTTAGCACCGCATTTAACACAAATTTTTGCCTTGTCGCTTATGTCTTGCCCGCATTCCCTGCATTTCATCATTGCCATAATATTTCCCCGTCCTTTTCTTTTACTGAAATTATTATATGGCAGATTGTATAAAATTGCAATCGGAAAAAATATTCTTAAAAAGATATTGACACATTTGTAATAGTGTGTTATAGTTAGTTATAATAAATTATAGGAGGTGATATGTTTGGGTTTAGATAATCTTCCAGAAATTATAACGCCAAAACAATTAGCGGAATTTTTGCAAATTAGTGAGATGACTGTTAAACGTGCATTAAAATCTGGCGAATTGCAAGGATTCAAATTAGGAAGAGATTGGAGGATTGAAAAAGAAGAAGTTTTAAAATGGGCAAAAAAATAGAACACTTGCTCCACCGTGGAAAGTTTGACAAGTGTTCTGGACGAAATCTCTCTCATGAATATTATAGCATGAGCAGAGATTTCCTTCAAGCACAAAATTTGAGAGGAGATTTTTTATCATGAATGAATTACAGATTTTTAACAATCCAGAATTCGGAGAAGTTAGGATAGTGGATATTGATGGAGAAGGCTGGTTCGTTGGTAGGGATATCGCGACTGCTCTGGGGTACGCAAAGCCCTATGACGCAGTAGTGCGGCATGTGGATGCAGAGGATACCCTGAAACGAGGTATCCCTTCAAGGGGAGGCGAACAGCAAACGACTCTTATTAACGAATCCGGCATGTATGCCCTTATTATCATGAGTGAATTGCCCAGCGCCAAGAAATTCAAGCGTTGGGTCACCGCCGAAGTACTTCCGGCCATCCGCAAACAAGGAGGCTATAATCTCCCGCAGCTTACACAAGCCGAGATGATGTTGCAAATGGCGCGGAACACGGTAGAACTTGAACGAAAGTTAGAAGCACAGGGGCAACTGTTGGAAATCCAAGATCAGCGCCTTGCCGTCATTGAACAGACAGCGCAGGAATCAGCGACGAAGCTGGAAACCACATTGAAAGTGTTTGCAAACCCGAGCATTGACCACTGGAGTGCTGATATGAACGGCGCAATCAATGTGATGGTAGCGACATATCATTTAAGCCCGGTCAAGTTTCGGGGAATGATATACAAAGAACTGGAGGAAAGTTCCGGCATCTTATTAGGCAGCCGTTTAATCCGTCGCAGAAAAGATATGGTGAGGCGAGGAGCTACTAAAACCGAAGCAAAAACTCTGACAAAGATGGATGTTATCAGCAAAGATAAGCAATTGCGGCAGATTTTTGAAGGAATAGTAAAAAAACATCAGGCCATATACGGCGTGCAGAGATGAAGGGAGATATAAATCATGACAGAACATAAGGAGTACATCAAGTTAATTATGGAAATATTAGAGAGAACTAATAATGTGACACTGACAAGGTGCGCGTACTACTTTGTGAGAAGCATGTGCGGAGGAGGTAAAAAATTATGACCGAACGCGAAACGTATATTAAATCAATCGTGGATTATTTAGAAAGAATTGGCAGTGATACTTTTGTGAGGCGCGTATATGTTCTTGTAAAAAGCGTATACACACAGAAGAGCAGTAAGGTGTCATGAAAAATAAGAGCGAAGCGAAAGGAGACAAAATGACAAGGACGGAAAAATTAGAACTGGAAAATCTGGTGTTAAAAAATATTCTGGATTGCATTTCAGAAAGTCTTGACGAATTAAAGAGCGCTGATTACGACAAAAATGGATATATTCTTTTTGCCGGTAGGGTAACAGCACACATTGAAAAGTATCCCGATTGCGCCAAGTTCGCCCTTGATAATGGGTATACCCTGGATTATAGAAATTCTGCCTTTTTTAAGAATCAGCCGGACGGTCTGCCCGTTGTGCTGTATCCGGCAAACGCTGGCAAGAAAAAAATGAAATAGATTCAGGCACAAGGGACTTCCTTAATGTAGGAGGTTCCTTTTTTATTGCATTTTTCTAACGCTTTTTCTAAGCTTTTTAAGCATTATTCAAATGCTTTTCTTTCCCTTAAATCCTTTAAAATTACCATATAAGAAATGAACGTGACAGGAGGTTTCAGCGTGATTAACAAATTAGACGAAGCCTTGACAGATTTAACAGAAATGACGCTTGACGCAATCAAAGAAGCCAAGGAAAAGAAGCATTTCAGCAAGGATTTTATTGAAGCTGCATGCATCGTTTTGTCAATGAGCTACGGGAGGTTCGGAGATGGTAAGTAACTTGATTCAGCCACCGGCATCCAGGAATGCATCGGCCGGCAAGAAAGAAGCCGACAGTCATTCAGTCACCGCCGAAAACTGCGCCAGACTCTTCGTGAACGGAATGGGCGACGCACAGCGGGAACGCTTCAAATTAATGCTGCAAAGCGGTGTTCAGTGCGGCGAGAGTGTTGCCAGAAGCTACGGCGTGCCGCTGGGTGACTTTATAGCGGAGGTACGTAAAATTATATGAACGAAAAACAATTCATTGAGCGGCTGATGTAGATCGGATACAAAGAAGCAGAAGCGGAGGATACGTTTGATTTTTACTTATCTATTGATTGCGCGGACAATCTAAATGTTTTGGCATTGGTTGGAGAAATTCCTATGGGATTACAGGAGGGGCATGAATGAATTATTCTTTCGAAAACGGAACCATAAACAGTTATCCAACACGTGTTATCGCCGGGAGGGACATTTTGGAGTTTCAATCAAACCAGCAGGTCTTGATAGGTCACACACTTGAGTATTGTAACGAACTCGAATCAACGCTAAATGAGGCCATATCAAAGGCAGAGGGGTTCTATAACCGCCTTGTGGAGTTGGGCGACATCATACCGCCGAAGTCAGCAGAAGAGTTATTGCAGGAACAGGCGATACAACAGCAGGAAATCAATGCGACCCTTCTGGCAACAATTCAAAAACTTTCTGACAAAATAACAAAGATGGAGGAAAAAGATGGACTTAAATTCATTGGTGAGAACAGTGAACAAGGTGAGCAAAAACGCAGCGGAAAGGATACAGGCAAATCCCGAAAGCAAGCAGATGCTTGATCAAGCGATTCAGGGGGCGAAACAGTTCGGAAACAGTGAAGAGGGACTGTACAGGGCCATAGATGCTGTGGGTGGTGCGCCGATGGTCAACAAGATATCGAATATACTTGATCGCAATCCAGCCGTGAAAATTGCCGTTAGCGGAATTTTATCCAGCAATGGTTTGAGCATCAATAAAATCAAGGACAGATTTTGCGAACCCCGACGTGATCAATCTTCGTCTAACCAAAGGTCAAGTCAGACATTGCCCATGCGGCAAGCAAGCACTCCGGTAAATTCGTATCGCGAAAAGCTAGATAGGATGAAGTAAAATCAATGTTTACAGGCTTTTGCCTTTAACATAAAAAATTATGAAAGGAGATAAAAACATGGCAAGTTATAGTATTGAAAATGACAGCATCGGCGGTGGCGGCTTAGGTGGCTTAGGATTCGGTGGTGGTGGAATTGGATTCCTGATCATCATCCTTCTGTTCTTCGCTTGTTTCTCTGGCGGCGGATTGTTCGGTGGACGTTGCGGCGAAGGGCATAACCATGATCGCGACTTCGATGAAGTTCGAAGCCGGTTGGTTAATCCCTGTGGCTGCGTAAGCAATTGTCAGATTGATAAGGATGTTGTCACGTCCAGGGATGCCGGAATTATCGAACAAAACAAAATTTACGAAAAGAATCTGGAAAGAAAACTGATCGAGAAAGACATGGTCATTCAGGAGCAGAAGAATCAGCTGTTTGTAAGCGGTATGTTTGCAGAGCTTCAGGAGAATCTGAACGCTAAATTCGGCTGTCTGGAAAAGGAGATCGAGCGTAAACCAAACGCAGTGCCGCATTTTGTAAAAACGGTCGATTCTTGTGTACAACCGCAGATGAATTGCTTTGATCGATTCCGCGAATTTAACGGGCGCGATAGAGGCAGGGATGATGACTGCGGCTGGTGCTAATACCGGAAATTAAATAATTCGTTTTGCCGTCGTAAAGGCTTTACAGGGCGGCGAAATGTTGCCCTGTTTTTTTAGGAGGTGAGTAGATGCCACTGCTTCAAGTTTTGGTACTGTTATACGCCGGAACGCTAATTGAGAATCCGGAAAAAAGAAAAAAGTTCATTGGAATCATAAACGATGCAAGTGTAAGTATTGAAAAGGCCGTGAACGGATTCATGGGCAAAGGCGGTGTTGCGGATGAACCGACCGTGGTTTCAGGCGAGGAAACAACCGATTACCGATAACGAGATTGCTATACGCAGCTCTGTGGGCGCTTGGTGGGGATCTCTTTTGACCGCTGCAATTCTAACCGTCGCGGTGAATAATCTATTAATTAATATGCGAACCCTTGAACTGACAAAAGAGAATCTGGAAAATACCAAGCGCAGTGCCTCAAACACTGCCGAAATGATTGAGCAACTCAAACAAATAAATCAAAAAATTTAAAGGAGAAATAAACATGAGTGCATGCAAAAATTGCTATACGAAACTCGTATCAACTGCCATTGCCGTGGTTGGTACTGATCTGCAAATTACTGTAACCGGTCCCACGGCCTTGGAGCCGAGCACAAAATACTGCCTGGTGCTGACCACACCACTGCCGGATGCCGGTGAAAGCCTGCCGGTCACGATATTGTTGTCTGGAGGAACAACTGCCATCCCATTGCTTAAAACCATTTGCAGAATTACAACGAGCTGCGGAAAAACAGCACAATGCACCTTTGGTGATCAGGAATTCGGGATTGATCTGCCGGAACGTGGCCGGACAAGAATCCCGCTGTACTTGAATAACAATATGGCTGATTTCTTCGATCTCCGTGGAGTAGAACATTTGCGCAGATGCCGGGAGGTGTAAACTATGTACACGCAGAAATATATCGAAAAATTAGATATGGCTATTGATGAATTGGTTAGGTCAGAGTCCAAGGGGCTTACCAAGGCGGAACACGATCTGCACGTGTTGCTGGAAAACAGAAAGCATATTGAAAGATGGAAAGAGATGCAGAGCGGCACGCATAAAGAGATGATGGACGGCAACCCGCGGACATCTTATTTCTAAGGAGGTAGAAAGATGGTCAATAAAGCCGACTGCATAAGACAGATTCAGAATACCGTGAATTATCTGTATGCATTTGAAGAATTTGAAAATACAGCGTTTGTCAAGGCCTTATCCTTGGGGATTCAGGGTAAGAAACGAGAGGCACGCATGGAAGGTACCAAGGATGAAAATATCCGAAAATACCTGCAATCAGAAGCGTTCGATTTGTTCGAGGTTGAGATTTATCCTCAGAAATCAAATGCGTCGTTTCCTAATGTAAATAGCGTCGAAACATTTCTGGTGGAGTACCGGAACGGGCTATGGGACATGTACTGGAAAATAATGGAAAGCGCAAATATGTTTGCGGCACCACTCTGTCTTAGGGATTTGGCCTGTCCGCTCTATGAGCGCGCCAGCTGCATCAAGTGTGCTATCGTGGATTTGAACCGCAAGATTAAGAGATACGCCGACATGAAAGCGCAGGGGACTGCCCTACACGATCTTTACATCTACGAGACAACAGAATACAATAACCACGACGCGGCAGAGAAAAAAGAAGCAAAAATGGGATACAAATATTAAAAAAACCCCGGTGGTAAGCCGGGGTTAAACTTTTGTGTTTAATTGGCGACATGGTGCATGGTTTGATACAAAAATGATACGTTTTATTTTGGTATATACTGTGATAATTATTTTTTTCGGATACCAAGCGTTAAAATATATACCAAAAATATGTAAATTACTTAAGAGTATAGAATTATTAGTTTAAGGACAATCCGGTCTTAAAACCTAGAAAACGTTGTATTTACGGCATTTTTTTAAATTAATTCGTGTCTGTGATACAAGTTTGATACGATTTAGCCAGCGCGTCGGCTACGTCCTTGTGTTTGTTTGGATACAAGTGGCCGTAAATGTTATTGACCATTTCAACCGTATCACCAATTCTTTCCGCTATCAGCAGAGGGGAAAAGCCCAAATCTATGAGCATAGAAACATGACTATGCCTAATATCATGTAGCCGAATGCGCTTGATGTCAGATTGCTGACAACCCCTTTCCATGGCCGTCCTAAGCTTGGAACGTGAGAACAGAAATAGTCGTTCTCTAGATCGAATATCATAAATGTGGTTCACGTAGTCTTTTATCAGTTCAGTCAAAAACGGCGGCATTGTGACAACACGGTTGCCGTTGTCGGATTTAGGGGATGTGGTTATATCCTGTCCGCGCTTCCGGTGATATGTCTTTGAAACCGTTAAAGCATCGTTTTTGTAGTCAACATCTGTATTGGGATTAAGCGCCATCATTTCGCCAAATCTCAAGCCAGTGTAAAAAAGTATTTGGAAAGCCAGTTTAGTTTCCGGGCTTTTTATATAATCGAGAAAAGTAACAAATTCGGATTGCGTCCAGAATTCCATGCGTCCTGCTTTTGATTTGCCTATAGTTTTTACTGCCGCGCACGGGTTTGCTGTCAACCCGTAATACCTCTTCGCAAAATTAAAAATAGCGCTAAGATTTCCGTTTAGCAGTTTCTGGTAGGTCGGGTTAAGATTTTTTTTGATTATGATCCCCTGCCACTTACGGATATCAGCAGGTTTGATTTCGTTTATGCGTTTATCTCCGAAGTATGGCACCATATGGTTTCTGATACGATGCTCCTTGCCGTCCACTGTGGACTCTTTAAGGTGCAGGGTAATATCTTCCATGTAGAGCGCACAAAGAGCCTGGAAGGTCATATCAGGGTTTCCTTGCTGCCGTTCCAGGAAGTTACGCTCCCAAGCGGCAGCCTCTTTCTTCGAATGAAAACCGCGCTTTAGCTTCTGCCTCTGTTTTCCCGTCCAATCAGTGTATGAGAATTTGCAGTACCACGTTTTTCTGGCTTCATCTTTGTAAGCTGGCATAATTCAATTACCTCCTTTTTTATTTGTCGAATAAATCAAAAAAAAGTCGAACTTATGTTCTTGTTTTTATTGACACAGCGTTATCACGAGGATATAATAGACACATTGGCAAAACTGTAAAGCGTCATGATGACAAGGAGGGAGAATACATATGTCAATTAAGGATTATCAAAAGCTAATCATTACGATGGTTAAAACGATTAATGATAAAACTGTATTGGTACAGATATTCACAGTGATTAAAAACCTAATTAAATAGGTACAGCCGAGAGCAAGAGATTAATCTTGCTCTTTTTTTATGCTGCCGGCAACTGATCGTATATATTTTCTGAACGTTTCCTTGCTACTTTCGTCCAGCTTCCAGTATTCGACTATCATGCTCATAATCAAGTCGTCGCCATTTTTTGATATTTGAGTAGCAGCTTTAAAATATTCATCCTCCTGTGGAATATCTGCAAACATCTCCCCTTGACCGGTCCGGAGCCATTCTTCATTAACATCAAATTCACGGCATATCGACACTATTATAGAATTAGTTGGTTCTCTTCTTCCTATTTCATAATTAGCGACACTGTTTCTAGCCAAACCTATCTTTTTACTAAATTCGTCCTGCGTCATATTAAGCGCTCTTCTTAGTTGTTTTAACCTATTATCCAATACAATCACCTCCATCTACTAAATATACTATATCAAAAAAAAGTGTCAATGTCAACAAAAAAAACCTTGACAATAGTGCCGATGGCACTTATAATAGTGTCATAGGATACAAAAAGAAAGCGAGGTGAACACATGTCAAGCTTGACCGATAAGGATTTGACAGAAGCTAAGGAATTAGCAGAAATATTTGAGGCTCTTAGCGAAGACGCAAAAAGGATGGCCCGCGTATATCTTGGCGCATTGCGGGATGCACAATTAGCGGCGAAGCAGAAAGACAAAAAAGTAGGATAAGGAGATAAAAAAATGAATAACGAGAATAAAGAAAAAACGGCTCCCAAACCGAAAGTTCAGGAGCCAAGCAAGTACCAAGTAGCTTTTGTCATTACTTGCAATCAGGTTCGTGACGAGTGGAAGCTTGCTCGTGATAAATGCGCAGGGACTCGACCACAAGGGTATTAACGTATTTAAGCATGGGGCGATAAAGGTCAATATCTTTTTGCAAGCTTTCTTCTAATTGTGGGAGATCGGAAGAAAAAGAATTATTAACAGATGCTTTTATGGCTTTATCCATTGCTCTTAAAACAATATCATTAAAATCCATTTTGTGTAGTCTCCTTTCTTTTGTACTCGGCATGCCAGTGCCTGTACTTTGATTATAGGAGAATTTGGAGGAAATAGCAACAAGTGTAACCAGTAATTAATATAATGCAACAATTGTCAAAAAAAGGAGGTGACATTATGCCATCACCAATCATGCGGGCGACAGAAGTCGCAGAGTTGATGAATGTGTCAAGAAACACGGCTTACAAGATCATTAAGCAATTCAATGAGGAATTGACAGCGAAAGGGTTTTACATTGTGGCCGGACGGATTTCGCGGAAATATTTTTATGAACGGACCGGATTGGAGCTTAATACAAATGACAAGAATTAGCATTTGCGTATTAGCAGAAAGGGGATGGCAAACGTAAAGATCAGGCGTGGAGATATCTACTATATTCACGACAGCGAAAAGATATCCTGCGGCAGCGAACAAAGCGCCGACCGACCGACCATCATCGTCAGTAACGAAAAATGTAACCTGTATTCTCCCGTTATCGAAGTTGTGTATCTGACCAGCAGCCCGAAAAAGAAAAGATTGCCCACTCATGTGGATGTGATGGCAAGACACAAGTCTACCGCATTGTGTGAGCAGATACATTCTATCTCGGTGAAAAGGTTAGGTAACTATATGGGGCATATATCGGATGCAGAGCAGGAATTAGTTAATAAAGCACTAATGGTATCGCTAGGATTGGAAAAGAAAGGGGAACAGATGAAAGGATTACAAATTTTTAACAACGAAGAATTCGGGCAAATACGAACAGTAACAATTGATAATGAGCCTTGGTTTGTCGGGAAGGACGTTGCCGCGGCATTGGGGTATAAAAATACCAGAGTGGCATTACAGGACAATGTTGACGATGAAGATAAGGGGGTAACTAAAGTTACTACCTCTGGCGGCGATCAGGATGCGGTTGTTATTAACGAATCCGGTCTCTACTCTCTGGTGTTTGGTAGCAAATTGGAATCGGCGAAACGGTTCAAGCACTGGGTAACGAGCGAAGTGCTTCCGTCAATACGAAAAACGGGTTCTTACCAAAAACCAAAGACCGCATTGGAATTTTTAGAATTGCAATTTCAAGCGATAAAAGAAGTGGATACAAAATTGGATGCCGTCAATCAAGATTTGCAAACCTTCAAACAGGACATGCCCATCTTGGGAATCGAGGGCGACAAGATCACCATTGCAGTCAGAAAGAAAGGTGTCCAGTGCTTGGGTGGAAAACAAACTCCAGCATATCGGGACAAGTCCTTGAGGGGGAAAGTATATTCTGACATTTACAGCCAAATCAAGAGGGAATTTGGGATCGCAACATACAAGGCCATCAAGCGCAATCAGTGTGATATGGCGATTGGTATTATCGGTGAATATAAGCTTCCGGTAGTACTGAAAGAGCAGGTTGATAACTGCAACAATCAGATGTCTATTGCTTAAAACAAAACACCACGACTGTCAAAGGTTGGAGAAAGAGGGAAAAATGAACCTTGTAAAATCAGACGCACCGCCACAGCTACACGATCCGGAGTACTGCCACATCATCAATGACGGCGCACTTAATCCATTCATCGTGCGGACTAATCCCGCCCGTGTGTGGCCGGAGAGGGAGCCGGAAGTAATCAATGAAAAGAGAACGGGAGGGGGCAAGATAAATGCCGGTAAATGACGAAGCAAATGCTCGAAAAAAATCAGAAGAAATATTGTTGCACATAATCGAGGACGCCGTGCATTTTGACAACTTACCAGGGATTGCGGTTGTAGCGCACGAGCTAATTGAATTGTGGAAGCTTCCCGGCGGGACGGAAGTAATCAATAAATAAAAAAGGAGAGAAGACATGTGTAATTTTAAATCTGGAATTATCTTAAAAAACAAAACAGTTATAGCCGAGGGAGAGAGCGAAAGCCATACAGACTTGTTGGAATCGCTTGGAATTGAAGACAGTTACATGGGTGCATCCAAAACATTTGTACGGGCCGAGTTAACCCCGAACAACGGCGAATGGTGGGTTAGCCCGGAAGAATATCCGGAAGACTGGTGTTTTGTGGTAGATCAGGACATAGTTCCCGAATGGTTTGACAAGGGCGAGTATGAGCGTATTTTCAGGGAGAGCGTTTGCGCATGGTGGAAAGTTCATGTTTTGGTTGATCAGAAGATCGAGGCATTGACAAGTGGTTATTATCGATTGAAACGGTGCGAGGTCAAAAAGCTCTGTAATGATGTTAAAGTTTTTCTCGAAAGCTCCAATGTCGGCGTGATGCGGGAAAGCTCCAATGTCGGCGAGATGTGGGGAAGCTCCAATGTCGGCGTGATG